CCCACACCTGTTCCTGCCAAGGCGATATTGAGTGTTTTTGAAGGTAAACCACCCTTGGTGATCTTGTTAAAAAACTCCAGATCGAAGGGTATCTTTTCTTCTTTACGATGATAGAAATCATAGCGTCCCTCAAAGTCATCAATGTAATCGTGACCGACATGCTCATCGAAACAAACACCAAGAGCTTCTTGTAGAATACTTGGAATAGCATCACGACTCTTTGTGCTATCCTTTCCGTCTGCAATCTTGATTGCTTCCAACAGAGAAAGATATACTGCCCTATCCTTACACCACTTCTCAGTAGTATTAACCAACCAGTCAAAGTCAACTTTATCTTCAGTTAAAGATTGCAGTAGTGTTAGTACACTCTGAAATCCATCATGACTTAAATCGGTTCTATGTTCAGACTCAATTGCAATAGCATTTAATGGTGGCAATGTCTGATAAGTCTGAACATACTTATTGACCTCATCAAAAACTACACGCTCTTCTATGCTCTCGAAGTACTCGGATTTGATAAATGGAAGAACTTTTCTACAATACTTCTCGTTATATACGAGATTCTTTAATACCAATACTTCCAGTTTATCCATCATAGGTAATGACAATAACTTCCAACAATGTACTTAGTTTCCGATTGGGTGGGCAGACCCGCATGAGGGAACATCCACAGTGGCGGGAACACCAGTATCCTACCACGCTTTGGTTGGATTGACAAGTCCAGATAAGGAAATCTTGTCTCTCCACCATATTCGATATCATTTAGATATAAGAAGAAGGACATGTACCTTCTTGCAGAATTGTAATTACCTACGTCCACATGTTCTGCAAACTCATCATCCTCAGGAAGATATCTTTTGATTCTAAGTTCTTCCAGAGCATACTGAGTAGGATGCTCATCTGTAATTCCATTATCAACAGTATACAAACTAACTGCTGACATAAAAGTATCCACTAATTTCTGATGGAGTTCTCTATCATGACCAGTGGATTCATCACCATCTCTGGTGAACTGTGTCAAATTCAATTCAGTGAAATTTGGCCTTCGGTCTCTGTCAATTCTCACTTGATGATTTTGATACTTTTCGAACAGTTCAATAACTTCATTACATTCCTGTTCTCCAATCATATCATCATAGACCTTGATAAGGTCAGTCAATCTCTTCGCTAACATCTTCAATCTCCTCTTTTACAATGCCTTGTCCATATAGATATTCTTTTCTGGCGCATTCGTCCAACGCTTGCATAATCTCTGGACTAAAGTATTTTTCGGGATCCGCGAGAATTGTTTTCGGATAGACGGACGTTCCATCGATTTTATAGCGATTACCAACTCTCTCAAAGACTCCGTATTTTTCTCCAAGTTCAAGCAATCCGTAGTAAGGATCGAGTCCCGTGTCGTAGTAAAGCCTCGTCTCAGCAATGGAATTCTCTTTAGTAAATCGAGACTTCTGCGCTTTGCACTTGATAATATTTCCGACGATTTCTTTACCGTCTTTTTCCTTCGATTTTGTGAGGTAGATAATAGTAGAAGCGGCATACTTAAGACCACTACCACCGCCCATTTCTTTAGTTGGAACATAAGCACCTACAACGTCATATGTGTGATTAGTAACTAGCATAGGAATATTTGCCTTACCTAGTTTCAGAGTTAGAACTCGGAACACAGATTTAGTCACCTGAGCGCGAGTCATGTCTCTGGTTTCTTTTCCTTCAGAACTATCTTCAATCTCTTTCGTAGTAGAAAGATTGCCAAGAGAGTCTAGGACAAACATTAAAGGTTGCCTATCTTTTTCTTTCTGCTCCAGATACTTGTCAATAATACGAAGGGATTGAGTACGAAACTCTTGCACAGTCACAACAGGAACGATGATCATTCGCTTGGAATCAATACCACGATCCTCGATCATTGCTTTAGTAATTGCGGATTCTGACTCAAAGTAGACAACACCCGCGTTAGGATTACTATCGAGAAAACGTTTGACAATAGACAGACAAAAGAAAGTCTTTCCAGTAGAAGTTTCTCCCGCAATAGCCGTAATTTTGTTTGACGGGATGCCACCATGAATCGACCCTGATACCAGAGCATTAAAAATATAACTGCCTGTATCAATGAAAGCATCACAGTCGCCAGCAGCAACACCATCAGAAACGAGACCAGCATATTCATTACCAATCTCCTTTACTACATCTTGTAAGAAATTCATGCGAATAAAAACTCCAACGTGTTAATCTTTTCTGTTTTCCAACCGATAGTATCTAGAATTGTTTTGAGTGGTTCTAGAAAACTCTTTTCGAATTGTACATCATAGTCAATGGATTTGTCAAGTCCCAATTCCTTGGGAAGTTCCTGAATGAATGAAACTATATTCTCGTTGATCTTATTTGGCGTTCGTAGGTAGATGAACTTAACTTTCTCTCCCTCTTGGATAATAGGATACTTATGAGTAAGGTTATGCTTTCGGAGATAGTGATTATACAATAATGCACCTCGGACAGCAATAGGCGTACTCTTTCCATAGATGGTAACTCCACTGCTAAATTTTGATAGGTTGTTTACACCACGGGGGAATGCGATCTGCTCTGGATCCATCTTCTTAAATTCGGAACGAAACTCTTCAATGAATTTGATGAGATCGTCATTGGTTTTAGTCATGATGACTTTCAGAGCATCCTTAATCTTCTGACGGCAAGGTGCTGGAGTAGAAGATTTGACTGCTTCAATACCCATCATCTTGAGTTTTGGTTCACTATATCGAACGCCCTCAACGTCCCAAGCATTCAGGATGTAGCGTTTCTTTGCAGTCCAGATACCTTTGTCTGCAATAGTCTCACGCTTCATGAACATCTTTTGATCATAAGCATTTACGTACCTGGCCAATTCCGCATAAGAACTTTCAATATACTTTTCAAGTTCCACCTTACAGACCTTATCAAGGAACGAAACAATGCCTTCAGGAGTTTTCTCTCGTCCCTTGAATACTGCTTCCACAAAAGGACCAAGGTTAAGATACACAGAGTCAGTATCAACAGCAATAACATAATCTTTATTGTCAGACTTTAGAATCTTATTTAGATATTGATTGAGTTTATTTTCAATCCAACGAATAGACAACTGACCAGACAAAGTAATTGCCTCAGCATTCTGAAGATTGTAGTAACGGAAGTATTGGTTTCCGATAGCACCATAAGCAGAGTTGAGTTGAATCTTTCGTGCCATCTGGATATTGGTAAACTTAGCAATATCATTCTCCAACTTCTCAGTTGGATTCTTCTCATACTCAGATTTAGCCGCAAGCATCTTCTTTTTGTAGATGGTACGGTCATCGTAAATACGCTGCATCATCTTGGGGAGGAACCCCTGATGGTCTGTGCGGTACATGGCACCGTTAGCGCACACCGTCTCGCCCTGGAGGGTGCTCAGATCAATCTGCTGCGCTAGGAGGCGGTCTACGGTCACAGAGGGGTGTCTGTGGTCCTGCAGGGTCTCAGGACTGATGTTGTACTGCATGATCAGGTGGGGATACAGGGAGTTCAAGTCAAAACTCACTACCCATTCGTAAAGACCAGGAATAGGTTCTTTTACATAAGCACCCGCATACTTATCATCCTTCCGACTTCCTTTCTTAGGAGGAACAACAATATCGTCCCTCTTGAGGAAGTTGAAGATCAAAGTATCCCACATACGAACCTGAGAGTATACATCCTCAAAGTTCACTTTTGCGTCATATGCCATAGTGGCAGCAAGTTCAATCAGTTTCATCTTGTCTTCCAGACGGTCAACAAGTTCTACGTCGAAGATGTTGTACTCTACAAACTTCTGCCAACCATAAGTATAGAACTCACGAAAGGTATCATACTCACTGTGATCCAACTTGCGCTGGTTCAGTTCCACAAAAGCAATGTGATCCAGACGATAAGATTCCTGGTTGGTGTAAGTGAACTTCTTATAGAGATCCAGATAATCCAGACAAGATACACCCATAATATTGTAGGCAAGGTTAGTCCTACCTTTAACCACAATCTCCTTTTCGGAAACTTTATTCCATGGAGAAAGAGCCTTTACCCACTTCTCACTGAGAATACGATCTACCCTACGGCAGATATAAGGGATGTCGTAAAAATAGCAGTTCCATCCAGTCACGATATCAGGAGTATTCTTTGCCCACCACTCAATAAAGTCACGCATCATTGCAGACTCATTATCAAGCAAATGAACATTGATTCCTGCAGGAGCATCAAACTCCCGAGTCAACCACG